TGAGCTTAAAAGCAAGGTTAAAAACTACCAACATGGCGATGTAGAACATATGAAAAATGTTCTTGCAGATTTACATGCAATAGGTGGAAGACCTTTAGAAAGTGGCCAGTATGCTCACTACGATGAACTTTTAGGTAAGATGCACCCCAAATTTTTTCGTGATATGGATTTATTTATAAACGAAAACACAGAAGAAAGTGATGGATGGGTTAACATAGATAAAGACCACATAGTTATTAACTCTAGTAGTAACACTGCTTCAGACATGAGTAACGCAGAAGTTTATATGCATGAAACTATCCATACTATGACTTCTTGGGCTTTAAGGACGAGTACTCCACATGCTATAAGGTTAAAAGATAGGTTACATTTCTTAAAGGAAACAGCAGCTAAAAGAATAACATGGAAAAACCTTCAGATGGCTGATGACAGCTTATCTGAAAAAGGTGCAAGAGAAAGGTACGATTACATATTCAACAGTGAACATTCTGATGATGAATTTTTGGCCTTTGCTCTGACAAATAAACCTTTTATGGATATTCTAAAAGATGTAAAGATAGCAGCAAAAGATAAAACCAAAGAAAAATTATTTGACACCATAAAAAACTTTTTTATAGATATAATGAATTCTGTTATGGGTAATTATAAATTTACTGATAGGGCTTCAGATGTAAGTTCAGAAGTACATACTTTAGCGTTTGCCTTGGCAGAAATAAACGGAAAAGCACAAAAAGATTTGGAAGAGAACTCGTCTATGTACTCAAAGTTACATAGATTTGTAGATAACCAAGAAGAAAAAATTAAAGAATTTATTCCAGAACTTTCAGATAATTTATTCGATAAAGAATCTAATGTCACAGTACCAGAAAACATGAACTTTGTGCAGACTATGATGTTTGTAGGTAAAGTTATATTCAAATCTACGTACAACCATAGGTATAGAAGCCAGTTGGGAAGGTTCTTAAGTATGTATGGTAGTAGAAGCAACAGAATAAGGATACCTGGACTAGACGCAAGAGGATCTATAAGGGAAGTGGCTAGAAGTGTGTTACCTAATGTCAACGGACATATAACAACACCTGTAGAGTTCTTAGGGTTAAAGAATAACAAGATAGATTTAAACAGGAATACAAGAGTACATAACACACTTACAGAAATACTTAATAACTTCGATAAAACACTAGTAGATGAGGAACAGGAAGCACTTACCTCTGTAATAATGGAATCTAATGCAAGTACTCTGTTTAACAGGGATAAAAATTTTGGTAGAGGGTACAGTACAGCAAACATAGCTAAGTTGATGGGTAGTAGACATCTTCGGGAAGTAGTTATAGCAAAATTAAAGAATGCTATAAAAAAGAAAAGTAAGGACAGAGCTAACTGGATTATAGGACAAGCTGAAGGTCTTGGAATATACATGGCCACAGGGGAAGGGCACAAAGCACAAAACAGTAACAGCCTGAACATAGTTAAAGGATTTTTATCTAGTGAAAGATTTGCTAAAGATGCCAAGTTGCTATCACTTGTAGAAGAACTTGCATCACTAACTGCACTTAATAACCAAAAGCCTACAGATGTTGAGATGGTAGGTAATATGCTTAAAAGCGAAGAAAAAGGTGTAAGAACAGTAGTTAAGTTGTACGAAGCATTTAAAGCAAATTCAGAAAAAGAACTATTTAAAGGAGATGTATCACACATAACTGAAGGTTACATAAAAGAACTTTTTGATGATGGTATTGAAACTGCTTATGCTGTTATGAGTAAAAGAGAGGAAATGGAGAAACAAGGGTTTGAACTAATATCTTCACATACCAGTGATGATCTATCAGGTGCGGAAGATATAGGATTCTTTGTTAGTCCATCAAATACACGGGCAGAAAGACTTAGCGGTGCTGTTAGTTTAGGAAACCCTGGAAGCAGAGGTATGACACTTAAAGAGGCTAGATATGCACAATTTGGAGATAGTCCTAAACATGCGCATATATGGTTCGAGGCAGACAAAGTTAAGCACGATGTAGCTGCTATAGAAATAAATAAAAAACTTAGTGAAGGTGTTGATGTAAGGGATATAGAGAAAGGTGCTGTACCTGTTTTGGATGCTCAAGGTAATGCAGTAGATTATCGAAATATGATGCCTAAACGAATAAAAGCTAAAGCATTTAAACAGAATAGAAAAATTAATGACGTACTATCTAAAACAGCAGGAACTGTAGTAGATAAAGTAGCAAGGGAAGAGCAGAACTCTAAAGTTCTTGATTTTATTAAACAGCAAACCAAAGATATTTACGATAACCCTAACAGTAAAGATAATGAGTTAGAATACACGTTAATAGGCCCTGATGTTGAAGACCCAGAACTTAGAAGTCTTTATTACCAGTTACCTAAAACTTTCCAACAGTACGCAGCTATGAGGTCTGATAAGGTTTTACCTATACCTAGCATACTTATGGATCAGTACTTTGGATATTCTCATTTAAGGTTTACAGATTTACCGGGTATTAAGCATCTTCCTATGGTTATAAAAAGAATACTTAATATGGTAGAAAGTGTTTTTATGGATATAGTTAAGATAGCTAAAGGCACTATATTACTTAAAATGCCTACAGTGTTGGTTGTAAACATAGTATCTAACATACTTTATGCTGTAAGTACTGGTACTAATCCACTAGACCTATTAAAGGCTTATGGAGGCAGTATACGTGATGTTCATAACTTTATGTCTAACCATAAAAAGGTTGAGGCTAAAACTGTAGAACTTCAAGCATTAGCCCAAGAATACAACAACAGCCCATTTATGAGTAAAGATGAAATCAAAGAGTACAATGATAGGGTTGATAGTTTAAAGAAAGAGATTAAAAGGTTGGATGGTTACATGAAAGAAAGTCCTGTACAGGAACTTTTTGATTTAGGAATGTACCAGTCTGTTATAGAGGATGTAAGCCAATATAAGCTAGGTGATACTAATAAGGTAGCAGATGTAGCGGATAGGGTAGTTAATAAGCTCCCAGGAGTTATTAAGACACCTCTACAATGGATGTACTTAAGTAAAGATACTGCATGGTACAAATCTAGCCAATACATTTTGCAAATGTCTGATTTAGTTGCTAGAGATGTTATGAATAGGAAGCAAAAGCTTATAGAAAAAGATCAGGTTAATGGAAAAAGGAATTTACCTAAAGAATTTAGGGATTTAATAGGGATGAAAAAGGACGATAAGCGTAAAAAGCTTAACGAAAAGGAAAGTAAGATGTTCTTAGCTATGGCTGAGAAATCTAGACATGAAGGGATTTTGAGTGCGTTTATTAACTATAACAAACCTAATGGTAAAGGTGAGGAATACCTTAACAGAATAGGTGTTCTTATGTTTACAAAATATATTAAACGTATTCAGACTGTTATATCAGATGTAAGTATTAACCATCCGATACACTCTACAGTAACTTTGTTAGCTGCAGGTTTTGGTATGAACCTTGAGATGATTCAAGATTCATCATTCTTTACTAAGGTAGGTGACGACTATGGGTTACTTGGGTTAACACCTGTTCATGATCCTTTAGAAGTATTAATGACGGTTTTAAACCCGCCACTAATAGCTCTAGGGCAAAGATCTGTTGACGGTTACTAACCTTACAAAGTAAGTGACAATACCTATTAGGGCCACTATAGTTAACGCTATACCTAGTAGGTAGCTTACATACAACGTGATCATACATACAATAACTATAATTATAATAGATACTACAATACCTATACCCATAAGCAGGCTTTTAATCAAAAGGTAAATCCTTTTTATCACCACCTTCTTTTAACAAGGTTTTAAAGTCTTTAACAGCAGTTTGCACATCGTTACGTTGGGTAAACGACCTGAAAAATGTTGAAGGGTTGGCCCATAGATATAACGATATTACAAGAGAAGCTATCATAGCTACTACCATACCACCGTATGATCCTGAGAACATACTGGCCATTACACCAAATAGTACAGAGTCAAGTATACCGTCCTCGATTCTGCCTTTTCTGAACTTGTGAACTATAACTATTAAGTTTATAGCAGACACGATACCTATAATTATAAATTCCATTACATGTTCCTTAAATTTATATTTGCTACACTTTCGTAGTAGCCAACGGTAACCTAGCTAACAGTTACACCAAATGTGGATGAATCAACGTTATTGTTGACCTTTACCACTATAATTAGCAATACCGTGAGCTAAACGGTAACCTTCAAGTTCCCACAACTTATCTTCAAGTTCTTGGTTAAAGTTACGAGGATCTACACAAGCCATAATTTCGGTAGCTAAGGTAAAGTTTATATGGCCCATAACAATATATGCAGTTACTACAGTAGTTGTAGTACCAGGAACAATGTGACAGTCATACTTAACATCTTCCATTTTACTTACGATTTCATCGTTAGTAATACGTGGATACGTTAAACCTTTATCTACAATTTCTTTTTCCATAGTTGAATCAGACATTACACTATACCCCAATCATTAGCTAAAGAATCACTACCACTTGGTGCCCATGTAGTAACATAACCTTGAGCAGTTTTTAAAGCCCAGTAAGCACTGTATGGAACCATATCATCAACAAAACAGTTTTTAATAGCTTCATTTTGTGCAGGGTAACTATCAGCCTGTACAATATATGCAAACATATTAGAACCATTCCAACCAGAACGGGCTACTTTATAGCCACGTTTAGCCGCTTCAATAGCCGTACCAAATGACATCTCACCAGACTTTTTGTAAGAATTATCAAATATTGCTTCTGGTGACCAAGATATGTAACCTTGATGTTCAGAGTGGTTAGATTCACCACCGTCAAGGTACTCTACCAGATAACCGCTATCACTACCGTTTTCGTCCTCTGGTAAGTCCCAGCCACGGTATGCGGTGTAATCTTCACGATTCATAGGTACAGCTATTACTGATTTTGTACCGATAAACAAGGTAGGAGTTTTCATGTAGTTCTCCTTATAGTTCTGACTTACTGTAGTCAGCTTTATACCAATTGGCTTTAGCAGCTTCAGACAAGTCTTTTTCAAACTTACCATCAACCATTGAACCAACACGGGAATTCACTTCTTTACCACACTCTTTAATAGCAATTAAAGGATCATGGCCAAGCTTAAGGATTGCACCTGTAGCAAACGTAATAATGTCTGCAAATGCGTCTACTTGTTCATGGTTACTAATAGAGTCTCCAGGAATAGTTGCAATACCATCCTCTATTAGCTCTTTTGTAAACTCTTTTAACGCTTCTTTTAACGCTGGTCTATCAGCTTTTGATACATCTAAACCAGCAGCTTCTAGTAACTCTTCAAAGATACTTGCTGTTTCATTAATTAAATCAAATGGTTTTTTATCCAATCCACGATCTGTTTGAAATCTAACTAGTTCTTTCATGTTAATCCTTATATATATGTTTTAAATCTATCAGAACTCTAAGAAGATTCATCTGAGGTTCTGTTATATATTCTTGAGTTAATAGACCTAGTACTGCTGAATCTATAGTTTTTTCTACTGTAAGGCAACCTACTACATCTTTATGCACTATTTCTGCATTTTTTACAGCAGGTTCTCCTAGACGGCTTAAAGTTTTAAGTGTATCGCCTATATCTGCCTTTTCATTCATGTGTACCTACTCCAGTGGTTGACCGTTTTCGTCACACAGTCTAAAGTTTAAGCCTACTGGCTTCTGTGGTTTCCCAACTTTAGATAGCATCTCATATTCGATAGTTAACCATCTTCCTATGTTCTGTTCAGCAATGTTTGCATCTGCTAAACGTTCTTCATTTGTTCCTTTACGTTTAACGCTAAAGTCACCACCTGAAGATTCACATAGATATACTGCATGGTTATTTTTATCTATTTTGAAATTTTTTACACGAAATTCGGCTTCTTTTGCTATCTTGTATTTGAATACGTTAGAAGATGTCTCATTAAACTTATAGACAGCTTCCGAATTATATACGACAATTCCTTCGTATCCCTCAGAAACAGCCTTAGAATGGAATGCATCAGCATCTTCTTCCGAATTTAATACAACTACTTCAATACCTGTTTCCAGACTGTTAAGCATTTCTACTTTATCTGAGAATACGGTATCGACTAAAGGTAACTCAAAGGTATTAGCTGTTAATCTCTTTGATAGTTCTTTAGTTTTCTTTACTGCCCCTGTTATATCTTGAAAAAATTCTCCATGGATATACAGTTCAACATTTAAAGCTTTAGTAGATGCTTTTTCCATATCTCTAAGAACTTTGTCTTCAAGATGTAGAATTCTTGGGTATACTTCACCACCACGACTAGTAAGTTCCAGACTACCATCATCTAGCAGCCAGTAGATTCCATTAGTGCCATTAAGCTTATATGACCCAAACGCAGGGTATACAACACTGTTTTTATGATCTAAGAATGGACGTACTTTTTGTGGAAGTTTAACAGTTACCGGTGCTTCTATAGATGTAGAGTAACCCGATTTAACTTTCTTATCCCATTTAGAGTTAGCTTCTTCAAAAGCCTGCCCTTCAGGTGTAGTCTCATTAGACCTACCTATGTTTTTAGGAAAACACTTAGTAGTTTTTTCTTGAAGTTTGCCATCAAGTTTACCGAATTCTACAGTATATGTATCATCTAGTATTGATATGTTACATACTTGTATAGCACCTGTTTTTGTTCTCTTGTACAGTTTTGGTAATTTCATACATATACCTTTTAAAAATTTGAACGGTGATTATCGAACACCCCACCGAAAAGGCACTTAGGTTAAGGTAACCTTGTTCTTAGTATCTTGTACTACTTAGACCCAAAGCCTTTAGAAGCACCAAATTTAGGTGTTTTAGGTGCAGCAGCAGTAGAACCCCCAGCACCACCAGTACCTTTAGGACGTTTATCTTTAATCCATTGTGCAATAGTTGCTTCATCTAAACCGTCTTTGTAAGTAACGTTTTCGAAGTATTGCTCTTCTTTAGCGTACTGAACACCTGCTTCTGTACCATTAACAATCTCTTCTGCAGAAGCATTATCACCTGCACGATAGAAACCACGAATAATCTTACTTTCTTGAATGTTTTTATTCCAGATAGAATATTCCATTTGGATTCTTAACACTACATCGATATCGCAAAGATCTTCTAGTACAGCTACTGACTTAACTTCTCCACCTTTACCGATAGGTAAGTCGTTTTCTTCAGGTTCGCTAACATCATCAACACCAGCAATTACTGCTAATTGGTTAAACACTTTAGCACCGATAGCATTATTTGTACCATCGTTATTAGTGATACGCATGTTACCGTATATTGTTTGGTTTTGGCCTTTATGATCTAAGAATAAATCTACAGAAACAGAACCATTTTTAGAAGCACTTACGAATGGTGCTATGATGTTTACAGGGAAACAACCAGAACCATTAATGTACGCTGTGCCTACGTTTTGTTCTAAATCTTTTTGCTCTTTACTCGCTTTAAAAAATGACATAGTTTTTCCTTTTTAGGTTATGGGTTTGTCTACCCGATTAGTTTTAGTTTACTTAGTTTTCTTAATTTACTACAGTGACCATTTTCCAACGTCTTCCTGCTTACTTGTAAGATAATCCATATGCTCTTTTAAAGAGAAGTACTTTTCATCATCTTTAAGTTTTTTACTTTTTTCAGGTGATACAGTATTACGTATGTACATTTTATCAGGAAGATCATTACACGTAGTTCTAGCCTGTTTTTCTGCACCACGAATAAGCACTTCTCTATTATTACCGCGAGGTACAATAGTTATTGCTTCATTTACTGTAGCATAGAATGCCGATATGTTCAATTAGCGTACGTTACTCGCTAATCTGAGCTTCTAACTCAACTACGTGTCTCCACGTAGACCAGACTATATCATTATCTTATTTTTGTGGTATGTAACCCACAATACAATTCTTAAAAGTACTTCGGTTGCTTAGGCGTTTTACACCTTTTGACCTTTGTAAAGCAGATACTATAGTTGCCCTAGTTATTCCACTTTCTTTTGCGTACTCTTCTTGCGTAATATCATACATAACTTCTGTATAGGTTGGGTGTGAGATAAACCAAGGTTTAAATCTAGGAGCTAATTTAGCTTTACTGCTAGTTGTTAATGCTTTCTTATACGCTCTTTTACGCGCTTTTGAATACTTTAACTTTTCTTCCTTGGTAAATATCTTACCTTTATTAGGGTGTATATACCCTTCAGAGTTGGTATATTTTAGTTGAGCTTTTGAGAATATTTCACAAACCTCTTTACTATGTTTTAACCCTGTCCTACCTTTACTGATGTTATTTCTATGTTCTTCTGTAAAAGTTCTTCCTCTATTAGAATCACCACACCTCACCTTTTGTTCTTCGGTGAGTTTGGTGCCAGATGTGTCAAATACTGTACTGGTCTGTTTAGACCTATTCCAGAATTTATTATTTCTAGCCACATCGTACATATTATGTAACTCTATTTCGTGAAGTACTGCCTCTTCTCTTGTGGAGAATACTTTCAGTATAGTTTTAATTCCTGTTTCTTTAATATCATCAGGAATGTATTTACTAGAACCCCAGTAGTTATTATCGCAATCGGGCTGGTTTTTACAGGTTCTTACACCTATATACCGCATACCCGTTAAATTGTGTGTTATCTCATACGTGTAATGATGCAAAATATTTCCTTAAAAATAGCTTCGTTGCACGTAGCATAACATAAGATATCTCCCATTTCCATTTAAAGGCGCAATGCCTACCACTTGGCTGTACGAGCATAAGCTCTAGTCGTTGAACCTTCACCTATACGGTGCTTGGCTGCTGATTGTCTATATTCAACAGATTTTAAGAGGTCGCTACCTAGTTTCCTGGTAGTATTCTACTGTTGACTTTACTAGATGTTCCAGCAATTAGAGAGATTACCTCGGCTAGTTAGACCGAGAACTGCACATCACTATACAGCAAGGCGTACTTGTTCACCTTTATTCTTGAATTGACCTTGGCCAAAAGGAATGTAACAGCCAGTAGCTTTACCTTCATTTTTTTCTTCAGTCACATGGTTCATCAAGATAATATTTACACCATTAAGCTCTAAGTACTCATGAATAAACTTAGTAAACTTAGCAAGTTCTGCAGTAGCTTCTTTACCTTGGCTACCCCAAGAATCAGGTGTCTGAGATGCTACATCTAAAACATCCATAGTTATTTGAGATACAGAGTCAAACACTATATTTGTTGGATACTTACCAAACCTATCGTTATACGCTTCAAGTTTGTCTGTAATACCTGGAATGTATTCTTCATCTACTGTTCCACCATATAAGAATATATCCATGTTTACATATACGCTTACCAACATATGCGGTACAGGGAAACCAAACGCTTTACCATCACGAGAAACTACAAAAGTTTCTTCTCCCATAGTATCTAAAAGTGATGTTTTACCAGCACCTGCAATACCATTAACTAACAATTTAATCGACATTATTTACTCCTTTTAAGGTTTTAGACGAGGATCGTGCCAAATGACACTAGATAACTCAGGATACTTTTCTGTTGCTTCCAACTTATCCGCAGCAAGCTCAAACATTCCTTCAATAAATTCCATATCTCCATCATCTACAAATTGAACAATTTCTGTAACTTCTGAATTATAAGATTTTAAAGGTTTACCTGTTTTTTCACTAATACCGCCATCAATATATCGGTTAACAAACACCAACTTAATACGGTTTACTTTATATCCTAGCTTCCTTAATAGGTATGCGTAGGCAAGTAACTGATACTTATATAAAGGAACTATTGTTTTAGGTTTTGTTTTACTGTTATACGTCTTGTAATCAACAAGTGTACAATCTTCTTTAGTACCTTCAAGAAGGTCTAAAGTACCTGCACAGTAGATTCCTTTACGTATTGCAGTAGATACTTGCATCTCCGCTTTAAAGAAGCTATTTTTGTTAGTTAAAACATAACCATTGACAAGTTCACTTGACATTGTATACCAATTATCACGTACAGTTTCTTTACAGTAGTTATCATTTTCTTCGTGCTTTTCAATGTACTTTTCAATGTACTTTTTTTCTACTTCCACACCAGTAGCTACACATTCAGCAACATAGTGAACAATAGTACCTATAACACTTGACGTACTGTACTCGAATTTATCCAAACCCAGTACATGTTGCCTATACCAAACCCAAGGAGTTGTTACAAAGTAACCAAACGAGCTTGGGCTTATTTTAAACCTGCAGTCTTCAGCGACTGGTGTTGATACGTAATCTAATGGATTAACCATAGTATTCTCTAATTCTCTGTTAAAATTATACCGTCATCAGTTGATACGGCTCCTGTTATTACTTGACCAGATTCGGTCCTTACAATGCCATATTCTTCAGCATTTTGTATGGCTTCTCGTAACTCTTCTACCACAATATCAAGTTTTGAACTCATTTTTATGTTCCTTGGTTAAATAGGATATAACTATATCCGTTAGATAAGGCAGAGGATATTGTAGGCATAAGTTTTTTTGGTACAGACGATAAGTCATCTTCCATCAGACTTATGTTAACCATAAACTCCCATATACCACATTCTCCGTTGTTTACATTTTTAAAGCTTGCATTACTTTCAATCCAAGACCATTCATGTACATCTTCTGGTACATCATAGTCACCTAATATGTCTACAACATTTACATCTAATAGACTAAACAAGTTAAAATCACTCATAAACCTTCTCCATAATTTTTTCAATATCTTCTACTGAAGCATTGTTTAGTACTTTATGTAAATCATAAACTCACAAATTCCTGCAACTGCCTGGTAATGTCTTCATACGAAAATTCGGTGAAATTCCTCATTGATGGTAAGGCGTTTTCTATGATATACAACTCTCTAAGAAGTGCTGCATGTTTTGATGTTTTAGTGCTTTTATTAAACACTTGTTTACCTTTAAATGTTATAGTGGCAGTACTTCTACCAGTTCTAACACTTACACCTATATATCCTGAAGTATTAGTAGTAGATAGGCGTTGTTTGTTGTAGTGCTGTTCTTCTAAAGGTAAAAATTTACAGTTTTCAGGACAGTAATCCTTTTCTACATCGACACGTTCAATAGTGTGAGTAGTATTTCTTACTCCTTCTTTTGCATTAAAGCCGTTAGCTAATGCCCAATCAATAAACTTTGAAGAGTCATGCCATTCGTCACAAACTCTAATACCTCTTCCACCATAAGAAGAGTACCTATTATTTTTTGGGTTATAACATCTTGCTTTTATATTCAACCACATATTGTAAATTTTAGTGCCTTCAAGACCGTGTGTTTTCTTATTGCAACTTCTGCAAAAATCGGTAGACTGTTTCATGTCAGCTCTACCAGTTTTAGTAGAACCGCATTTAAGACACTTAAAAAGTGCTTGAGTCCTAACTTTACCTCTTATTACAACATTTTCTAACCTTTCTACTATTACCATTTTACACCTATATCAGAGTTCCAATTCAACCCTATACTACTTGCGCGAATTTACTTCGTCAAGGGCTTTTTGGATTTCTTCTACAGATACACCATTTTTAATTTTTATCATATCAGTCCATGAATCAGAAATTTCTCCCTCAGCTTCGTTTTTAACTACTTGGTCTTCTAAGTAATCAATACATAAAGCTTCAACAGCATTATCGTTTAACCATTTGATAGTTTCAGCATCATTTTCTACATAGAAATAAATACTGTCGTATATCGTAGAACATACTTTAACTTTGTGACTTAAACCATCCCTACGTGCTCTATAGTTAATCTCATTTATAGCTATTAACGTTAGAATACTCCAGAACTGACAGGTAGCATTATTAAGTGTTCTAATATCTCCTGCAGGATCATCAGAGTAGATTCTACAACCTAAACCAAGATGTAAATAACCTTGTGCCTCAGTAGTTGGAAGAACATAGTTTTCTCTGTATTCAGTAATTCCTGGGTACAGTAAGTTATGGTAGTTATCAAAAATTTCTTGAGTTATAACACCACCTTTTTCAGCATCAGGATAACCACCATAAGCAAGCTTAAATGTTGGACCTTTTGACTTAGAACGTATAGCACCTATAGTTTTATCCTTTACTTCATCAGCTAACCTATAAAACTCTTTAACATAGGCAACATTATTGGTATTAGGTCCCATTACTTCTGCTATCTCATCTACAAAGTAACCACAGGCGTTTAGAGAATGACCGTCTAAACCCTCTAGGAAGATGTTAGATTTGTTAACATCACCAGAAAGGTTAGCTATAACCCTATCTTCTAGAGCACCTAAATCTATTGCATATATTATGAACCCTTTAGGTACTTCTGGAGTAGCTTCAGGTGCAACAAAACAACGCTTAAGAGGTTTAGCATATATTGACTTACTACTAGGAGCATTCAACAGATTAGGACTATTAGATGTATTTCTGAATGACTTAGCACCGAATAGTTTAATATTGCCGTGCATAACACCATTTAAAGTGAAAGTATCAAAAGCTTTAAGAAAGTTATTTCTTATGATTCCACTAAAAGAGTGATCAATTATAGCTTCCAATATTTCATCATAGTCTTTATCACTACCATCAGACTGTTTTAATAGTTGTTCTATGTATTCTCTTCCCCAAGAAGCTGCACCAGTATCTTTAGAGTACGCTAAAGGGGTAACATTCAACATCTCAAACAGTTCTTGATTCTGTTTAGCTGATCCTGGGTTAAATGGGTCTAACGGTGCTTTAGAGTTGGCCTTATCATATCTAGGTCTATTCCAAAGTTCTGCTTTGTACTCTGCCAAAGCCTGCATACCTTCAATAGCTGCTAAAGAATCTTTAGTTATTGTCTTATCCAGTATTGATGTAATTACGTCATCTTTTGCAAATACGTTATACATCTTTAAATCTGCTAACGACCACTTTTCTTTTAAATCTTTTTCTAGCTTAAGTTTCTTAAGTCTGGTATTTACTACCCAAGACCTATGTACCATGTCACCTTTATAGTCACGATAGAAGTGTTCAACATCTCTTATAGCTTCAGTACTTTTTATGAAATGTACTTTTTGTGCTGCTTCTAGTCTTTTTTCTTGGTACTTTTGTATTATAGGGTTTCTAAGCATCCTAGAATCAACGCTACTAAGTACTTCATCAATAGTTGACCTAAGCTCTTCTACAGCTATATCATTTACGTATAACCCAGTACACATCATTTCTATAGCATCTCCTATGAAATGCTGTACAAAATTATCATAAAAGAATTCTGGCCCTGGATCAAAATTTCTAGGTTCAGGCATGGGAAGTCTTTGAAACGGTCGTAAACCAACCATATTGATACGTTCTTCTTGTGTTAATTTACTATCCATAACTAATCCCTATGCTCTTTTTTAAATTCATTTATTAGGTCTATAACCTTGTTAACATCTTTCATGTTTTTTACATTACCTGTATGGTATCGTTTACCCATTTTTTTGCTTAACCATTTGTATACGTAAGTTCTAGAATGATTTCCGATTTTCCATAAAGGGTCTATAATTTTGTGGAGTTTATACCTTTCCGTCTTAATCTCTTTGGTCACTATACACCCTAAAGGTTTTGTAGGATCATCTGTTTTATGGTGACAACCTACAAAGTTACCGCATGTATCACATTTCCAGAACGGTATTTCAAACAAGTCTTCTCTGTGAGGGTAAACTTCTCTTCCATTAGTTAATCTTGAATCAATTTTTTTATTGTCACAACCACAACATAAAATCTTCACCGATTACCTCCATTTCATTACAGCAGCTATTACCCATTCACGAATACTTTCCCAACCAAAATTGGCCCATAACTCTTCGTAGATAATATTTTCATCATAGTTATATGCACAATCAGAACAGTGATACGAGTGTTTAGAACCTACATAACGTTCATTACAGTTTTTACATCTACATGTATAAAACCCTGTAGACCAGCCATGTTTAGGTTTTCTTGTATTAGGTGTCAGTTCTAGCATCAGTATTCTGCAGTGGTTACGTTTTCATTAGTCATTTATACTATTCCCAAATACTTTTTATAATGTACTTTAGCACCGTTGACTAAAAATCCCCAAGTTCCTTGATACTTACCTGTTATAAATAACGTATAAGCACCTTCTTCACATACATCAACTATTCTGTGGTATTCACCAAAATTTAGTCTTGCAGTATCACCGGCACTTAAAATATTTACGTCCAGTTCTCCTATTAAAGGATTAGTACCTTCCCTAAACTCTACATAATTACCTTTAAGTATGAATGTTCTTGCATTCCAAGGATGATCATGAAGATGTTCATCAGCATCTTTTTTAAGTATTTTATGCACTCTTATACTTAAAGGAAACCAACTGAACATTTTTAACCCATCAGTTTCATGGTAAGGATTAAATAACCAATACCTTTCCATGTACAATTCACCATCTTCACCTACAATGTTAGAGTAAGGTGTTTTCTTTGCCTTTTTTATGATGTAATCAGATACAACCTTAGTTGCTAGTATTTTAGCTAGTATTTTGTAAAACATATTGTTACCTATTATAATATTATTAAACACCTATAAAAGGCGCTATTTTGAGTTTTTTCAAGACTGATAAAGAATCGTATAAGAGTGAAGATAACGTTGATCCATACACCCTTAAGAGACCACTATACTTTGTAGATTCCTCTGGTAAAGGTAAATGGATTAGGCCAATACCTCCACTTTCAACCGATTATGATGAAGACGTTATCTGCTAGACTGTTCGAAGTGATCAATAAGAAGATTAAAACCTTCAGATACTCCTTCTATGTTGTTTGTAGCACAACTAAAGAACTCGCTTGCACTTTTTAGTACATTAGGTTCATCAGTATCTATCTTAAGCTGTTTGTGTATAAAATCTTGAACCGAATCCACATTATCTTCATAAG